AGCCTCCCGCTTCTCAGGGGCCAGACGCTTCACATCGATCTTGCTTCCGTTATCAACCTGCACAGGACCGCCATAAGCGCCTGTGATCTCGTTCTGCTTCACATCCCTCCAGAACTCGGGGAATCGGTTCTTCATCTGGAAGATATAGGATGTGGAATTAAATCCTTCGAACCCCCCGAAAGTGGCTATTCTTCCGTTCTCTTCCCACCAAGCTTGGGACAATAATCCTGCTATTTTTAAAGCGTCAGATACTTCCTCGTAGGTTTTGGACCATCTCCAGAGCGTATCGCGAGTAACGCCAATAGAAACAGCGACTTGAGTAATTGACCCACCATAGCGGCCTACTTCTATGATCTTATCTATCATCCACTCTGGTTGGTACTTGCTGTTAAAGTGCCTGTCAGCGCGAGGGTGAACCTCTATCTTTGGCACGACAGTGCCTTCGCCCAAGCCATCGACAACCTTCATCTCCCCGAAAACAGGCCCCGGCTTGTACTTAGGTTTCTTCTTCTCGGGCTTCTTGCCTTCAGGGGTGTCAGAGTTTGTCATAGAATTTACGCTCACTCTCAATCCGGTCGGCTGCTTGGGACAGGCGCTTAAACCTAGCAGACGAAGTGTCGCAAAGCTTTACAAGCCTATCCAGCGTCAGACCGCCCTGATAGAAGTTTCTTAAGGTCGTGTATTTCTTACGGCGCTTAAAGATCTCGTTCTCCATCGCGGCAAGGGCGGATCTTTGCTCAATATAGCTATCGATCAGACCATCCAGATCTTTCCCAAACCAGCTATTACCGTTCTTCTTGATCCACTTTAGAGCGCGTTCTCTGGCCTTTGCTCTAACTCTGTGGCGTTCCTCAAGTTCCTCTACGGTTGGCTGCCTCACGCTTTCCCGGTAGCGTTGCCATTCCTCGGCACGTTTCCGGTTTTCCTCTTCCCGGCGCTCAATGGCCTCTTGGTAGGTGACCCACCGCTTTTGGACCCGGCTGCGGAAATCGTCATCCTGTTTTAGCTTCTCCTGCGCCCATAACAGCGTGGCCCGCTTATGATCGTCGTCATAGAGCTTCAGAGGCAGGTCTACGACCGAAATGCCGAACTCGACCCCTACGATGTATTTGCCCCACTCGACCCCCGGCTCAGAGCGATACTGAACCAGAAGCTTGATCGGGATCTCGGGCGTTTGTGATTCTGCGGTATCCATATCCATATCGTTCCCCTCACATCAATATTAGCACAACTGGCTGGAAACTCTAGCCTTTCATGCGCTGGTCGATATCGTTCTGGCCCAAATCCCCAGCATCTTGGAACGGCTCAACAGCCTTCAGCTCCTGCCAGCGGACCCAACCGGCCCAGCCGATCAGGACCAGAGGCCCGCCGAAGAAGATCAAGAACAGGACAAGAACAGTTATATCAAGCATGGTTGGCCTCCAGAACGTCAAGGTAGCCTAAACTTTTTTTGCGGTAAAGCTGTTTTTCTAGTTGACATGCCCATTGGGCAGTATATTGTGACTACATCAACAACGCATACAGATGGAGATTGATATGAAAATTTTTGATTTCACCAACGGCACCAAGGGCGAATTGCTCGGCCACATTCCTGTTCAGCACGCCAATCATGGCTGGCTTGTTGAGAAGAACGGCAAGGTCTATCGCGTTCGCCTGACCAAAGGCAGCTATGAGTGGACTTCTGGCGCAACGCACGGCGTGTGGGAAAATAACAAGCTCGTTGGCGAGAAGGCCATCCGCGCCGAAGACTTCGGTGTTGGCGCGATCTGCTTCTGCTGGGGCAAAACTTCGCACGACGATAAGTGGCAGTGGAGCGTGATCGGCACGCCCGAATGGAACCGCCAAGCTTGCATCGACGGACTTTTGACTTCGGAATTTGTCAAAGAAAAAACAGCATAACAGGGGGCTTCGGCCCCCACCCACCCCACTGATGGAGATTGACATGAGCATTGCATCCGTTGCCGCTTCCGCCCGCCGCGCCCTCGCCCATCCCGCTCACCGCAAGGTGAAGCGCGGTGCGGTGGTGGTGGTTGAGAATAATTCGTCCTCGACCGACATCAACGGCAAGAAGAACCGTTACCAGTATTATTTTCTGGCATATGCCCACCGCGTGAACCGTCAGGGCATCGTGACCGAATGGCGCAAGCCTGACAGCCACTATGGCTTTTCGGTCGATGCCAACCAGCGCATTCTGACCATCGATCTGGATGCCTATCAGGCAGCAGCGCAGGACATCTGCTCGCGCACCTTCGACAATTACTTTGGTGACCCCCAGAAGGTCCGGGATCTCGTCAATGACCGGGTCGAGGCCCTCCGATAAATTTAAGGGGCTTCGGCCCCTTTTTCTTTCACATGCCTGTTGACATGCCCATTGGGCAGTGTATTGTGTGCATATCGAAGCATTGATTTGGAGATACCCCATGTACCGCAACCTGACCTCTGACTACTCCTTCACCTACGATTTCGAACTCGACCTCGATACCACCTTCACCGCCATTGGCACGGCTGACGTTGACTACGACATCACCAGCGCCGATTCATCGGTTGGCGAATGCGGTGGCCCGGATGATTTCCGCATCACCGAGATCAAGGCCACGATCCTCAACGTCGATACCGACAACTCGATCTTGGTCGTCCTTAAGAGCGGCCAGCCGCTGTTCGCCCAGATCGAAAAGCAGATCCTCGACCGCGCCATCTACGCGGCCATCGATGATTACAACGATAACCGCTAAGGAGATTGATATGTTCCACGTTCTCGCCCAGCGCATCACCCCTCGCGCCGCCTCCTACGCGGAGGTGGTCGCGGTCTTCTACGATCTCGAAGAAGCCGAAGCTCACGCCCTCGAACTGAACCAGAAGGTCTTCACTCCCTGCTTCCACTGGGCCGAGCCGGTTCCTCAGCCTGAACCCAGCCCGCTTGATGATTTTAACTACGCTGGCTCCCGCCACCACTACTGATGGAGATACCTATGAAGATCGTCACCGAACAGCCTTGGATCGTTTGGACCGCCGTTGATGAAGACACCTATGACGGCGAGAACCGCACCGAGATGGGGATAGGTGCCACCGAGCAGGAAGCCATTGAGGATCTGCTCTGGCAGCTAGAAGAAGCGGAGGGGGCTTAGGCCCCCTTTTCTTTTATCAGGACATCATTCCAATCCGTCCCCTTCTCGACCGGCACCTGCACATCGACCCGCCGACCGAACTTCAGCACCAGCCGATTCGCGAGCGTGTAGGCCGCTTGCTGGCCGGTGTAGTTTCTATCGTTGTCGGCAAAGATCACGATCTCCTTCGCCTCCTCGGGCGGCACCCATTTCGCCATCATGGAGCTGTTGGTCGCAGACCACACCGGGCACTTGTAAAGGATCGCGGCGCTCATCGCGGTCTCGATGCCCTCGGCAACACCCATGAACTCGGCTGCGGGCCAGATCCTGATCGCGGACCCCTCGGGCAATCCCCCAGCCATGACCTTGCGCTGAAGATCAATAGGAGCCTTCTGCCCGTCAGGGGTCAGGTAGGTGATATGCAGGTTCACGCCCTTATCGTTTTGGTCCGATATCCGGGCGACCATTGCGGGGTAGATCTCTCCGTCATGCGGATGCTTCAGGCCCTTATGCTCTAGGATCGCTTTAGAAGGCCAAGGACGGCCAAGGCGGCGTGTCTGGTATAACCCTACCGGACTATCCGCTGAAGGCGGCTCACAGGCCCGCCAGACCTCCTGCATGGCCTTTTTCTGAGCCTTGGGGTCTTCAGGCTTCTTCGGTTCTGGCATCGGGGTGGTCCCGATAGTGTCCTTCACCAGCAGCCAAAGCTCGCGGAATGTTTTACCGGTAACTCTTTCGGCCAGCATGAAGCCATCGCCGGGGCCGCAGCCCGAGCAAAAGAACGAACCGGTGCCATCCTTGTCGTCCCAGCGGAATCGGTCGGTGCCGCCGCACACTGGGCAAGGGCCATGCCTCCCCGTCAGGAAGCGGGCATCGACCCCCATCGTTGGAAGCAAAGCCCGCCAGCGCCCCCTGCAAAGCTCTTTAGCCGGTGCGCTGCTCATTGGCCTTCTACCTCTGTTTTGCTTTCACGATGTTGTAGTGCTTGATCCAGCTCATGGTCTGCGGGCGGATCATCAGGTCTGGGATTTTCTTGACCGCGTTGGGTGGCCCGACACCGAGCCGCGCCCGATAGGCGTGATAGGCCCAGCCCTCCTTGTAGCCCCGGTTGTGCGCGAACCCGAGCAGCTCCCGATAAAACCATTCCTTCTCGTGGAACGACCAATCCTTCGGTTTCACCTGCATGGAGCGTGTGATCTCGTGCAGCTCGCCCATGACGCTTTCGATCTCGCTTACCGGCTGCGCTTCGAAACCGCATGAAGGACAGATCCGCACTTTCGGCGGACGCAGGAACGCACACTTCGGGCATTCCTTCGGAAGCTTTTCTTTCTTCTCCGGCGTTTTCTTTTTTGACGATCCATCATCCAGCGCATCGTGGTGAATGTCAGTCACGAAGCCGAGACGGATTGTCGTGTCGCTGTGGTCCAACACCAAGCAATGATCTTTGCCCTTTGCCGGTCGAAGTCCGCGCCCGATCATCTGGACGTAGAGCATCTCGCTTTTCGTAGGCCGGGCCAGAATGATGCAGCGAACGTCAGCGTCGAAGCCTGTCGTCAAAACGCCCACGTTGCAGATCACACGCACATCGCCGTTCTCAAATTTCTTGACGATGTCGTTGCGTGCATCACGATCGGTATGCGCGTCCATGTAGTCCGCATTCACGCCCGCTGCGATGAATTGCTGCTGCACATGCTTCGCGTGAACACGATTGACGCAGAAGCAAATCGTTTGTCGATCTTCTCCGCGTTCCATCCATGTCGAAACAATATCGGCAACCAGTGCGCCTTGGTCCATCGCTTCGCCAAGACCCTTCAGCTCGAAGTCACCTGCAACCGTTTTCACGTTTGACAGATCAGGATGCGCCGGGGCGAAAACCTTAAAATCCGAAAGGTGGCCGAGGTCGATCAGCTCCTGCATCGTCACAGCGATGATCAAATCATCCCAAACCTTCGCCATGCCTCTCGCCCACGGTGTGGCTGTCAGCCCAACGAACGGGATGTGCTTCCAATCGGTGTTCTTCGCCCACTCGTGGATGAACTTAAACTGCACATGCGCTTCATCGATGATCACGAGATCCGCGACAGGAATGTTTCGGCGCATCAGCGTCTGGATCGAACAGACCTGCACAGGCTGCTGGTGATCGGTCATCTCGTGGTCGCCCTGCATGACAGCGACCTCCCAGATGCCGTTCTGCGTGAACCGCTGCACCGTCTGATCGATCAGGCTCAGTGCCGGGACGGCGAAGATCACGCGCTTTCCCTTTTCCCGAGCCATACGGATGATGGCGGCAGCGATAACGGTTTTACCGGCACCAGTGGGCAACTGCATGACCGGGCGCTTGTGTCCGGCGGCGAGTGATTGGCGAAGTGATGCTATGGCATCGGTCTGGTATTTTCTCAGTTCCATTTCGGCTCCGTGGAAATTGACCTACTCAATCTAATTAGAAAGATTCATCTTCTTGGTTCAGGTAAGGTTCTGTATCTGTATCTGTATGGTTAAACGGTCGTTTAGTGGTTAAACGTCCGTTCAGCGTTTGTTTAACGACCGTTGGATTGTTGTTGACTGACACACGTTTAGCGGCAGACAATTTTCCGGCTATCGAAGCCTTCTTGCTCTTCGCATCGACCGCCAGCAGCTCCAGATCCACCCTTTTGTGCCGCCACATGCCATCTTCGACAACGAAGAACTCAACAAGCGTTGAGCGGACGTTGAGCCAATGTTCCAAAGACAAGCGGGCAATGCCACTTAGCCGACGATCATCGTCAGGAAGCGGGGTGCCGCGCTGCCAATAGTTCATGATCAGAAGCAGGTATGCGCCATGCTCAACAGTGGTCAAATGCTGAGTGTCCGACAGGTAATCTGTCGGGTAAAATTTCATGTAAGGTAAGGCGCTTGCCATCGATCAACTCAATAGGTTGTGGTTGATCCGATGAGACGCGTAACGTATAGTAGAAACCGTTACGCACATCGGAACACCGCCATGTTCCGTTTCGACCCCAGTGGACTGCAATCCGCTGGGGTCAGTTCTTTATCGTAGCCTCTTTCTTTTCAGCCAGCAAGCGAAGCGCCAAAATTACTGACATCGGAATGCGCCGCTCCCCAGCCAGCCATTTGTAGATAGTTCGCTCATGTACGCCAACGGCCTTTGATACGGCTGCGTTGGTGACGTTTAGTCGGTCGAGCAGGTTTTGCAATTCGCGAATCGTTTCCATTTCATGCCTCGCATTCTTCAGGGAAGTAGGTTTTGCGGTGGATCTTTCCGGCATCCGTCTGCGCGGCAATTTCCCATGCGTGCGACCACGCTTTGGCAAGGCTGGTGAAAGTACGCTTGTCATGCGAGCCAGCAGAGTGAACCGTCCACTTCGCGCCCTTGCAGGGGTGCGTGATCACAGCGGCCAAGATGCGGCCAGCGCCGGGCAGAACGGGATCAACATACGCGCCGACTTCGCACCAGCCGTCATCGCGGCGGTCTGTGACTTTGGTGACGTAATGAACTTTGGTTTCGTAGATGGGCATATCGATCTCCATTTGGTAAGAAATGAGAGGGGCCGAAGCCCCTCGTTTTATTAACGCTCTTGGGCAACCTCGTTCACCACAGCTTTGAGGCGGACCAGAACTTCCTCATCGGTCAGGCCAGAGGCGCGATGGGAATCGACGTAAGAAGCCAAGGCTGGGATAGCGGTAATCACTTCATTTAGTTTGTCAGTGGCGGTCATGAGATGTTCCTTTTGATAAAAGATAAGGTGGGAGGGGGCCGAAGCCCCCTTTGATTAGAAAGCCTTGATCTTCACGCGGGGGCGGATCGTCGGGTTGATCGCTTGAGCGTGGCAACGCTGGAAGTCTTCAGCGGACAGGAGCGTCTGGGCCAGATCCTTCGAGAAGGTGACCGGGTAGGTCTTGGTGAAAATCACATCGGCAGAGTTGCCGACGATGATGGCTTCGAGAACGTCCTTCTTGTTGGGGGCAAAGGCAGCAGCCTTGATGAGCTGTTCCTTGATCGCCGTGCGCTGGGCATTGAGGTCAGAGATCTCAAGGTCGAGGCGGGCATATTCGTCTGCGAGGGCTGCGAAGTCGGTCATGTCAATCTCCATATCAATCAGGCCCGGTCTAGATCGACCGTGAAGCAACAATAACATGCCCAAAGGCCATGTCAACTGCTATTTTTACTGCCCAAAGAACAGGGTTGTGATCGGCTTATTTTGGAATAGATACCAGCAGCAATTCTCTTTGCCCACGCTGGCCGAGCCATCAATCCACTTCACCCGGCCTATCGACACCACCCGAGAGCAGATCTCCAAATAGGGCTTGGCCTGTTTGGTGTGCATCCAATCAGCGTCAAAGAGCAGCCATGTCGGTGCTAAAGTTGAGCATCGCTCTATGATCTGGTGCAGGACAGGGCGGTCCCACGGCGGGTTAGTGATGATGCTATGCGCCCCCTTCAGGTCCGGGGCGGTGATAAACGAAGCGTCGAGCTTGCCCACGTTGCTGGCCCGAGGCTCGACATCGTAAGCGGCCCAGCACTGATGGCCGAAGAGCGTCAAATAATTGACGATGTTCCCAGCACCGGCACAAGGCTCGCAGTAGATCGTATTGGGCTGCAAATGCTTCAGCAGCGGCTTGATGGCCGAAGCTGGCGTGTCATAGGTCTGAAGGGTCTTATGCTCAAAATTGCTGCGCTTTCCCATATAATTCCTCATCCATAGGTTCGACTATAATCAAGCATTCGGGGCCTTTTTCGACCCACCGCATATCAATCCATCCGCAGAGCGAATCATCCTCTACGACCCGAGCTTCTGTAAGCACATCGCTGACAGCCTTTTCGAGGTTCCCGATGTCCCGCTTGCGTCGATCCGGTCGAACGGCCAGCAGGGTCATTTTGTACATGCCGGTCACCCGAAGCGTCCGGCACTGTTCTTTGATGGCCCACAGAGCGTGCACGCGCCATTCTTTGTACTTGGGCGAGCTATACACTCTCCCGGTCTTAGTTGCCCTCCACAGGCGGTTCACGCTTGGCGGGTACGGCAGGGTAAGCCGGATCATTCTTTGTCCTTTTGCGAGCTGCCAGATACCTCTGGAGCGCCCTGTAAACATCGGCCTCGTGGGCCTTCAGCCTATCCGCTATCTCGGCAGTATTAAGCCCCTTGTGCCACAGCATCCCCACAACAACGTAGGAGATCTTCTTAGTCATAGAGATCGGGTCGAAGTTTTTGGCGCGGGATGCCGGTGATTTTCGAGATCTGCGACAAGTGCCTAAACGGAACCGACCTCCATTGATTAACGGCGGCGCGTGTGACGTTGAGCTGCCGAGCCAGTTCAGACATCGAACCGACAGCGGCAAACACTTCGAGGAGTATCGGGGTCTTGTTTTTCATGCCGGGCAAGATGCCGAAAATTGACAGGCGTGTCAACTTTTGGAAAGGAACCCTTGACGGGCTTTCGCGCTGCGACTACATTCGACCCGTGATTGATATGGAGACACACAAATGAAATGGTCAGAAAATATTACGAATATCGCTGCTGCTCTAGTGCAGCTCCAATCCGAAATCGAAGGCGTGACAAAGACCGCCAGCAACTCGCACTTTAAGAGCAAGTATGCAGATCTACCTACCGTAATCGCAGCACTTCGTGAGCCGCTTGCAAGAAATAATCTTTGCGTTCTCCAAAGCCCGCACAAGGTCGATGGTGGTGTCGAGGTTGAGACAATGGTCCTGCATAAGTCAGGCGAATGGATCAGCGATGTTTGCTACATCCCGATCAACAAGTGGGATGCCCACGGCATGGGCAGCGGGATTTCCTATGGCCGGAGATACGGGCTCATGGCTATTTTCTGCATCGGCACCGAAGATGATGACGGCAATGCCGCTGTCGAAAAAGGCCCGTCGAAGCCTGTCACGGACGTTGTTTATAAAGAGGGCCTCAAGGCCGCTAATGTCAGCAGCAAGGCTCTCACCGCGTGGTGGAGTGCATTGAGCGAAGAAGAGCGTGAACAGGTCTCTGCGGATCAACGCATAGATCTGAAAGCTCGCGCCAAAGTTTACGATGAAAAACAATAAGAGAGCAAATAATGGAACAGAGAACTGAAGAGTGGTATGCCGCTCGTCTTGGCAAAGTCACAGCGTCACGCGTCAGTGATGTAGTTGCGAAGACAAAGAGCGGTTACTCGACCAGCCGAGCCAACTATATGGCAGAGCTGGTTTGTGAGCGGCTAACTGGGAAACAGGGGGACTTTTTCCAGAATGCTGCAATGGCGTGGGGGACAGAGAAGGAACCTCTTGCCAGAGGGGCCTACGAGGAGCGTAACGGTATTCTCGTAGAAGAGGTTGGCTTTGTCTCCCACCCTACCATCTTGATGGCTGGTGCATCTCCTGATGGACTTGTGGGTGATGATGGTCTCGTTGAGATCAAATGCCCCAACACCGCCACGCATATCGACACGCTGTTAGATAAAGAAGCGCCGTCTAAATATGTGAACCAGATGCAATGGCAGATGGCTTGCACTGGCCGAGCATGGTGCGATTTCGTATCATATGATCCGCGTATGCCAGAGAACATGCAGTTCTTCGCCACGCGTGTCATGCGAGATAATTTTCTCATCATTGAGCTGGAACGTGAGGTCGAAAAGTTCTTGTTCGATCTGGATCAAAAGATCATCAAACTGAAGGAAACAACAAATGGCCTATGAGCGCAAAAATAATACAGGATCTCTGTTTAAGAACGACAAGATCACCAGCGAAAAATCGCCTCAGTATAAAGGCACCGTGCTGATCGATGGTGTCGAATATTGGCAATCGGCTTGGGTTAAAGAGACCAAAGACAATCGCAAGTTCTTCGAACAGGCTTTCACACGCAAAGATGCACCGGCAGAAAAGCCAGCGCCTCACGGAGAAACCAACGACGAAGTGCCATTTTGATGGACAGCAATCTGCCGCTCTCGGAACAGTTCCGCATCATCGCTAAAAAATGGGTTTATGCGGATTCTGCGGCCAACATCTTGGAGGAGAGCAAGTCTGCTTTCCTTTCCAAAAGCATGGCCGATCTTGGCGATATGCCGGTGTCGAAGGCTGAGATGACCGTCAAGGCATCTTCGCAATGGACCGACTACATCAACGAGATGGTTGAGGCGCGAAAGAAGGCGGCTCTCCTGAAAGTGCAGCTAGAGTATATCCGTATGCAATTTAGCGAATGGCAATCACATGCAGCCACACGCCGCGCAGAAATGAAACTTTAGGAGAAACATATGACCGAAGATAAAGTGTTCGAAAACCTTCTTGATAAATTGGATGAGGTGATAGCCGACCATGAGGCAATAGTTGCTTTGGAAGCTGTGTTCACCGTGGGCGCTGGAATTATTTGCGATGTCGCAAACAACAAAAAAGATGCAATAGTCGTACTGGATGATTGCATCAGAAATATGCGCGAATTAATTGATCAATATTTAGAAGCGCATAATATGAATTAAATAATAGGTTGAGATGAAACTATGAAACGTGTTCGCATAACAGCGAAAATGAGGGTGGATATTTTCACGCGGCACTTTGGCATTTGTCACCTGTGCAGCATGAAGGTCGTGCCCGGACAAGATTGGGATGTATCACATGAAATACCTTTGGAAGCGGGTGGATTGGACGATGCCAGTAATTGGCTTGTCGCTCATCGCACTTGTCATCGCCAACACACAGCTAAGGTAGACGCGCCTTTGATCGCCAAGGTCAAACGCATTCACCAGCGGCACATCGGCGCGAAAAAATCCAGAAACCCTATGCCCGGGGGGCGTGGGTCTAAATGGAAAAAACGTATGGATGGCTCGGTTGTTCTGAGAGATCAGGATGGCTGATCACCCGTACGGCGAATACGATGGCTTCAGGGAGCGCCTATTTGGATCTAGGGCGGCTATGGAGGCTGTGAAGGCATGGTTGGAGCGCAATGGCCGCAAAGTCGTTATGCCCGAGCTTATGGTCTTCCCGGAGGGTAGTGATTATCGTGGCTATGCAGACAACGGAGATCTATTCATTGTCGATCCCATCGCGGGTCACATGAGAATTGAGATTAAGCATTTGCCTGAGAAGAATTTCGATGGCCCGGACAACTGGTCCTTTAAGGAGATCTTGATCTCGAAGAAAGGATCTGTAGACCGCGCCAAAGGATCAGTCACAGCATACGTCACCGTGAATGCTCAAATGACCCATGCCGCTATCGTTCTTGGCTCGACAAAAGATAGCTGGTATGTGACAGAGAAGTTCGCAAGAAACCAAAATCAGTTTGAGGTCTACTACGCCTCACCTCTTAAGAATATCATTTATCGGAGGATTAAATTGTGAAATATCTGCTCACAATGAATATGCCATCCGCACAGAACTATCTTGTGCATCAGATTACAGTCGAACATGAAACAGAAGATTGCACTGAATTTTGCGAGCTTCTAAATCAACATGAATTTATCACCTGCCGTCTTCTCTATCGAAAAAGAAACCAACGCGGCGAAACCGTTTGGCAAGATAGAGGCGACATGGTGCTAAATAGCGCACATATTGGGAAAGTGCAGCTTTACATTGAGAGAGAGGAATATAACGATGATGAAGCATACGGAAATTTTGGGTCAGACAATCAATACGCTCCGGGAGCGCGGGGGCCAATACGGCCCCGAAGAGGCGTGCTTTGAGCGCATCGCAACGCTGGCTTCTATTGTCCTGAATAAGTCGATCTCACCTTACGACATCACTATAATTCTTCACTGCGTGAAGCTTGGTCGTCTTCAGGAAAACCGCAACAACGCGGACAACTATATTGATGGCATTGCATATCTGGCTTTTAGCGGCCAGTTTGCAAACCTGCCTAATTCGGTCAGCATTGCCCTTGAGGATGATATTGCAGCAATGGCGAGCAAGCTTGCGCCGCTTAAATATTCGGTCCCCAAGCCAGAGCAGCAGACCGAAAATAGCGCATCTTAATAATATAGGGGGCGGCTGCTTAGGTGGTCGCCCCACCGCATGGAGATTGATATGAGCGATATACAAGATCAGATTCAGAAGCTTTGGAATCAGAATAAAAGCGGGATGCAGATTGCCGTCATCCTTGGTGTTTCTCGTGGCGTGGTCATGGGGCATGTCCATCGTATGCGTAAAAAGGGCATGTTTGACTATCGCATTCAGCCAAAACCAAGAGTAAAAAAAGATAAGCCTCAATTAACATCAAGTGACATCAAGGTTGTTCCTAAAGAAGAACCAAAAGAAGTCACAAGACTGTTTGAGTTTAGGGAACCAAAAGGCCCCATTAAACTTACAGAGCTTCAGGGCTTATCATGCCGGTACATCCTTGGACCTACTAAAGGCCCAGATACAATGTACTGCGGCAAGCGCAAGGCGCGTGGATCTTACTGCGAAGAGCATTACAAAATTTGCTTCGATATGATCCGCACAAAAAGTTCTAAGGCTCGTTCGTAATGTCGTTGACGACTCAAAATGCTATGGCACAATTAGCTTGCTGTGGAATGACCCACGGCAAATTGACGAAACTGACTTGGCCCGGTGCTTATGCGCCGGGTCTTTTCGTGAGATACACATGATACCGAAAATAATTCACTTCATCTACCCGTGGACAGAAAAAACACGCCCGTGGTCACTGGTGAATACGCTGGCTGTCAGGCTAGCTAAAAAACACCACCCAGATTACGAGATAATTGTCTGGACGAACTCCCCAACCCGCGTGCCGCTTCTTGGTGTAACCGTCAAAAAGTGCGAGCTTCCAACACAGGTTGGCGGTGTTGATATTGTCTGGCCGCAGTACATATCTGACGTTATGCGCCTCCAAATCTTATTGGATTGGGGCGGCGTTTACATGGATACCGATATATTAACTTTGCAGTCTGTCAGCGAGTTACTTACAGACCGCCTTGTGGTTTCGTGGGAAACAGAGAACTCAGAATCTATATCTAACGCCTTGATGATCAGCCCGCAGGGGAATTTGTTCCTGTCTGCTTGGTTGGACAAAATGCCGGAAGCAATGACAAACGAAACGTGGGCTTATGGCGGCGTTGTTCTTCCGCGCAAGTTGGCTATGAACCCGTATCTAATAGATCAAAGGATCATTTTGCCGCATATGTTCTGTTGCCCATTGGACCTATCCAGAAACTGGCTGTTTGATCCATCTCTAAAGGATGAAGCCAAATATCGCAGCAAAGAATCCCATGCGATCCATGTCTTTGAGACGTTCTGGCGCGACATCATTAAAGACATCACGCCGAAATGGATTGAGAAAAATGACTGCCTGTTCAGTGAGCTTGTGAGGATGTAATGGAAATCCATTCTTTATTCCCAACACTTCTTTTAAGAGAAGAAAATGAAAATAGTGAGCACATTAAAAACATTGTGCTGAACAGCATGATGAAACATATGGATGAAGATGGTCGCTCCAGTGAAGACACAGGCCATGTCACTCTTCACCATGAACCTCTGTATGAACCAATTTTCGGTATGGCTACGCACTTGGCGAAACAATATTGCGAAGTAATGCAGATTGATCCTGCCTTGTTTAATTTTAATGTTGTTAAATCTTGGTTTAACATCATCAAAAACAAATCAACTCCATTGCATAGCCATGCAGATGCTCATTTATCTTTTGCCTATTATGTAAATGTCCCTCAGTTACACGCGCACGATATTAGATTTTATGCTCACCCAGATAAATATGAGCCTTATTCTGGGTTTGCGAGGTGGAATTTGCCAGCCGAATGGAACATATTTAATTCATATGCGTGGTCATTCCCCGCAACTGAAGGGTGTATGTATCTTTGGCCCGCAAGAATGCAGCATGACACGGTTGGAAATCAGACCGAATTTGATCCGGGCGTTAAAACGATTGATGAAGCTAAAGGATACAGGATCACTCTTGCGGGTGATATTTTGCTCACCTACAAGGAAAAATCGCGTTCTCCATTAGGGCTTCAGCCAAAAAGAAATTGGAGAACTTTTGGATAATTACTTACCCTCAATCCTATCAATTTTGGCATTGAGTTCTTTGACAGCCTCAATCAACACGCCGACCATGTTTGCATAGGCGACAGAGAGGATGCCGTTGTTGTCTTTGACAACTTGCGGAAGAACCTCTCTTGTTTCCTGTGCAATCACGCCAATGCCAGCTTCGCCGCTGTTGATCATTGTGTAGCTGACACCGCGAAGCTTCAGAACCGTCTCCAAAGCATTGGTCAAAGTCTCAACGTCTTTTTTAAGACTTGCGTCTGAATAAGCCGTGACGTTGCCTGTTGCGGTGATGTTGCCACCAGCAGTGATATTAGTTGTAGCGGCAATGCTGGTTCCTGCACTGATGCTGCCCGTAACGGTCAAATTTCCAGTTACGGTGTTGTTGTCATAGATGTAGCTAAGAGGACGAACATTGGTTCCATCGCATACAACCATGATGCGCGTAGAGCGTGGAACGACAACGCTAGTGCCGCCGCCGCCAGACGCAATCGTAATAGCCCACGGACCACCAGAAGCATCTGTGGTGCTGTTGTAGACAATCCACTGACCGCCAACAGTAGTTGGGATCGTATAGGTCACGCCAGCCGAAATAGCGCCGCTGATGTTAAGGAACAGCGAACGGTATTGGGCTGCGGAAAGCGTAGCCGAGCCAGAAGTTGCATTGAGGCTAGTGCTACCACCAAAAGCTTGGTCAATGATAGTAAAGTCGCCGTTGGCAGGTACGTTCCATGTATCGACGTAATCGCCGTTGGCTGGCAATTCCAGAACTTTATTGGTCGTAAACGTCGAAGCCATGATCAGCCCTCAAGGTTTTGATTGGCAATCTGAAGCGCCTTGACAACCGTTTCATCCGGCTTGTTCAGAAGTGCCTCAGTATGCTTGCCGATGTTCTTTTTCGCAATCTCAGCTCTACGCATAAGATCTGCGGCGTGGGATTCTACGGGAATGCGACCGCCAGCCTTTCGGTGAATACGACCACCGTGGGCCTCTTGCGGTGCCTGTTGAGGCGCAGCCGTTTGGGCAGCGACCGGAGGCACATTCTTAGCGGCGTTATAGAACTTCGCAAGGAAAGACCGAGCATCCTGATTTTCAGCAATCAGGCGACCAAGGCGCTGAGATTGAGATGGGTCCGCAGCGAGTTTGAGAACCTGTTCTGCAATCTTGCGTTCGCGAACGGTATAGGCAGCACGACCAGCGCCAGCCAAAACAGCAGTTGCAATAGCGCCCGGAGACATGCTGAACGACAGCGCCTGAAGAAGGTTTTCACCGGCATAAGCGGTCTCGCCAAGGATACCAGCAAGATAGCCGGTCCCAGCGCCGCGCAGGAAGCCTGTGCCGCCACCGCCCGCAGCCAAAGTCTTCATGGTGCTGTTCAGATATTCAGAGTTCACCGAACCAAGAAGACGGTCGGCATTTTGTTCGCCCAAAGCAAATTTCATTTTGTCGGCATTAAACTGACCCGTTTTGCCGCCATAAACACCAAGAGCCGATGTCGGGTTTTTGTCCAGCGCATCCCTGTAAGCAGCAGCGTAGCCATAAGCAAAATCTTGCTTCTGAGCTGGTGTCAGCTTCTTATCGACAAGCTTCTCAATGTTATTGAGATTACGGAAATTGCCATCGCCGTAATATTTATAGCCAGCTTCCATCGCGTTGCGAGCGCCGTAAAGCTCTGAAGCCTCAAAGCGAATTTGCTTATAGTCTGGAACAGTTTGGTCCAGAACTTTAACAAGATCAGATTTAAGGCCCTGAAGATTAGCAACTTGAGATCCAGCGCCGGGACGCGCCGACTTCGTGATCGGGTCCATGTAGGAGCCAATGTTCGAATCTATCTGTTGCTTAACCTCATCCCAGAACCGCAGAGAAGCGCCTTGCGGAGGGACAGCCCAGCCTGTTTTTGTTTTAGCAAGACCAAAAGTGGCTGGGTTTACGCCTTGGATTCGAAACTGTTCCAGAACGTCATCAATCGTACCTTTCGGCAACCGATTGATGATTTTTTGGAGACCCGAATTTTGTACGGATTGAGCCTCTGGCATACCCATGACGCGGGTGTAATTGACATCGTTCAGATCATTGACGCGCTTTTTCAGCAGATCAACTTCATCAAACATCTGGACGGGGCGCTGGAAGATGTCGTCAATGACACCCTGAACTTTAGGAGCTGCTTGCTGCCTGAAATTCTCAACCGCAGCATTGTAAGCACCAACGGCTTCATCACCAGAGCGTGCAGCAGCGGCCTTGAGTAGCTTCTGCATTTCAGGGCCACCGGCAACGGCAGGTGCAATTTCACCGGCTGCAAGCATTCCGGCAGGAGCGTTTGCCATACCTGTTGTGATGTCTCTCGCACCTGCACCAGCGATGCGCTGGGCCGCGACAGATTCGGAACCTTTCAGTGCAGACGCAACTTTACCAGCAGCAGAAGGAGCAGCAATACCGCCAGCGACCGCTCCAGCAAGCTTGGCTGCGGCCTCATACGGGGTTCCAGCATATGAACTTTCGTTTTTGCGAATAACGTCTTCTGCAAGCTGAGAACCAACACCAGCGCCGATAGCGCCAAGCCCGCGAGCAGCTAGTTTGACTTGACCGCCGGGCAAAAACACGGATGGCAGAAACTCCGCTGCCGATCCAACATATCGACCAGCAGCCGTCTGCGGTTGATAAGCCAAAGCTTCGCGAACGGCAGGAGACATGCTGCTGAGTTTTTCGACGTATTCTTCTGTGGTTGGCGGGCGATATTTTTCAGCACCGAACAAAGAAGGAATGTCGCCAAGCATACCGGGGATTGCAGCAGCGCCACGCACGCCTTTGGCAAGCGCAGAGCGAGCAACATCTTCGCCAGTGCTTACCTGTGGCGCGGCTGGCTCTTCACCGGGTGTACCGATCTCAAAATCGGACCCTACGGAGCTTTTTTGCTTTCCTTCTGGAGCGCCAATTTCGAACTCAAAGCCAGCCATTTATCGTTCCTCACTGAGCCGTGAAGTAGCGCAGGATTTCTGGGCCATATTTGTTGCCGATAGCCTTACGGAGATCTGGGTGCAGATCACCGGCGTTACCAGCCAGATATGGCATCAGATAGGTCGAGACTGTCTTGCCGCTCGCATCCTTATAACGGAACGGTGTCATATACATCTCGGCCAAAGCTTTCTTCTCATTACCGTATTGCGGCTCCATGCGAGTCGCAAACTTATCAACCAAACCATCACCGATGTAACGGGACTCATTGCGGTTGAGGCCAACTTTTTGTTCAGCCACAGAGCGAGCTTGCTTCAGATAACGGTTGAGATCGATTTCACGCTGTTGCGTTTGATAGATATCCGCAAGAAGCGCGGCTGCACCTTCAGGCGTGTTCGCCTGAGACGGGATAGCTGTCAGGATGCGTTCCAAAGCGCCGTATGCACGTTGCCCGGCTTCATTGGTACGCATAGTGCCGAGTTGCGTCGAAATCTTCTTTGCAATTTCAGCGTTTGCAAGATCGGACGGCTTGGAGATTTTGACATCAACACCAAGCGTTCCAAGAGTTGAGTTAACCCAGCTAACGATAGGCGTTGCCACCGCTGTTGAGAACTGGCCCGTGCTGACTGCATTTGCGCTACGAGGAATGCTGCCAAGAGATTTAGCAAACATATTACGCTGTTGCGTGTCAGCTTGCGCCCTTCCAGCAACCGCATCTTGAGCATCAAACGGATTAGCCGATGGCGATGTTGCCAAACGCTGTGTGCCTGTCTGCTGAACCAGCTTTGCATTGTTAATTGCAAGAGCTTGGTCATCAGATGGAAGCGTACGATATGGAGCAACGACCTTTGGAGCTTCTGGCGCACCGGGGGCTGTTGGGGCAGATGGTGCTTCGACAGCAGTCTTTTCAGCTTCGCCAATAGAATATCCCGGCTCTTTAGGCTGGGCGCGTGCCCCACCCGGACGCGGAGAGAGATCATATGGCTGACCCGCTGCTTGGGCGCGATAAAACTCAGCAATCGGGATAGTTTTAAGCTCATTGCCAACGTAGACCTTAACACCAATGGTGCGGCCTTCACTGTCGGTAATGATCGCGTTGCTCGGAATATCCGAGTAAATCTTTTCAGTGCCAGCTTTGCTCGCAGCAATATCCTGCTGTTGCTTCTCAAGGTTAGCGTAGGCTTGTGCGCCAGCGCCGAGACCCTGAAGAGCTGCCGCGCCAAAATAACGGCTGGGCGAAGCAGCCATCTGACCAAGACCGATAAGTCCCGGAATGAGGAGCTGCTTGAGGTTAACTTCCTCTTTGCCTTCAGGCGTTGTCGTGGTCGGAAGGTTGCGAAGCGCCCAAGATTTTTGAGGAGCAACGCCGCCAGCGGGTGCTTCTGATCCAATATCTTGAGAGAGACCAGCTAGGCGGTTCATCCAGCCTTTGCCATACTTTCCGTATGTTTCAGGATCGTTCTGAATCAAACGGTCGTAATGCTGCTGGCGAAGTTGCAAGAGCTTTGCGGGATCATCACCTGCTTGCTGAAGAAGCTGATTTGTGCGGCCAACACCCAAATTAACAGCAGTGTCGAAAGCGACATGCTTCATTTTGGGGTCCATGTTTTCAGTAACAACAGGATTCCAGTAGCGTTCGCGATAAATGCCAGCGCGGTATTCAGGATCTTGCTTGACGCGTTCCAGATCGACATCTGGATTTGCCTTGCTGCTGATGCCCATCATTGTCGGGCCACCAGTGTCTTCAGCATATCCACCTTCGAAACCAAGAGTGCGCTTGAGAGAATCCTCAAATCCGCCAAGTGCATAGTGCGGACGAGGGGCAACACCGCCGCGATAACGGGGAGCTGCGTCTTCTGTTGCACGATCATAGTCGAGCGTCAGGAAGCCATTACGCTGTCCAACAGCCTCTGGCTTGCGATCCATTACTTCTTGAGCCATCAAGCCCATCTGGGTCGGGCCATCGCCAATGTTGTAAGTGTAGATTTTCTGACCATCGTAGGTGTTGCCAACATGCTCAATGTTGCTCTTTAAACGGCGGTCAGACATGAGCATTGGCAAGACTTTAGCGGCTGTTGTAGCGAGTGTTATAGCAGTGCTCACATCGCTTCCGCCGCCGCCGCCGCCAGTGGGAGGAGGTGGAGCATTAAGTTTGTTTTCATCCTGAGATTCGGTTGCGTCATCAATGTAAGCGCCGACACCTTTCGAAGGATCTTGCAGCTCCATAGGATCAATGACTTTACCCAAGCCAGCATAACCGCGACGATGGATCTGTCCGCCGCGAGCAGCGCCCATGATGCCCGTGTCAATATTTGACATGAGGTTAGGGTCAACATCCGCAGTCTGAATTGGCATTTCAGCATTGGTTGGCGGCGTGGATGCTTCGCTAACTTTAGTTGGAGCAACACCGCCAGCGGGAGCCTTAACAGGAGCTTTAGCGGGAGGACCAGCGGCAACGCCAGATCCCTGATTTTGACCCGCATTAGATGTGCTGTCTGATGGTCCAAACTTTTTGCGAAGACCAGCAATCATGCCCTTTTCGCCAAAGAGACCTTTCTCCCCAGCAAGGCTTTCATACATATTTTGGCCGCTCTGAAGCTCGCCCATCATCTGCTTAAAGCCGCTTTCTTGCGGCTTGGGAGCAGCAGCAGTCATGAGACCGCGAGGTGTCGCAAGAGACGGCGGCGGAACAACGCCTTTGCCGCCCATCGGGCTTTGGCCCTGTGGCCCACCATAAAGACCAGCTTGAGCAAATGGAGCCAGAGACTGACGATTAGACTCAAGGATAGCTTTCATATCGGTCGGATCAAGCACCGCACCGCTTAAGGCATAACCACCGCGAGCAAACGAACCGGGTTCGTGGACTGCGCCACCCATCCAGTTAGGAGGAACCAGACCTTTGGCCCCGCGTGCAGCAGCTTCTTCGGTAGCGCGGTCGTAATCAACCGTCTTAAAGCCACGGGCCTCGCCAACGGCTTCTGGATGATGCTTTTCGACATCCTGCGCCATAAGGCCGATTTGCGTGCCCTGCTCGCCCTTGTAGTTGTACTTGTAGATCGGCTGGCCGTCGAAGGTCTCACCAATCGTCTCAATGTTCTCTTTGAGACGTTCGTCAGAGAAGAACGAAGACGGCTGTGTCGTGGTCGTGGTCGAGCCAGAAAGCGCACCAGTGCCCATCGCAATGTTGGCGAGGAACTGAGCCACTTGGAACGGGTAACCGCGCTCTTGCAGGAACTGTTGATAATTGGCCGTAAGATCGGCCTGTTTTGTCTGCTGCTCCAACGTGCCAGCACCGATCTGGGCCTGTGCACCCTGCAATGCTGCCTGTTGCGCCCCAGTGCCCAAGCCAGCGACCTGCTGACCCGCTTGAGCCAAAGCCTGAC